GGCATAGCATTTTCAAGCCAAGAAAACTCACTTTCATCAATGGCTGTACGGTTTGCTTTGGTGTTGACACCAGTAAACCGTTTAATAACTTGATACGACTTAGCCTGTTCTGGACTTGCCATATCACATCACCGGTAAATAAGGGTTTGGCATCCTTCTGGTAAAGGTGGTAGCTTGAGCAGCTTCTACTTGTTTATTGTATTGCTGTGCAAATATCTCAGCTTCACCGTAGCTCTGTTCTTTGTACTTGGCTTTGTAACAAGCATAATAAGCAACAGGGCGTGTATAAGGGTCATTTAACTGAGTATCAACATCAGATAAATTGACAAGAGGAGTTGGCAAAATAGTGCTGTCTATTTCTAACGTATACACTTGGTCTGGAATAGGAGATATATAAATCTGCTGCTGACCGTATACGCTAAAACAAACAGGCTGACCTACGTAGTTTTGCCAATAACGTAATTCAGCATTAAATTGTGTCCAAGGTTTGTATAGCAATGGATAGCGAGTATTACCCCAATAAATGTTAATGTTTAAAACATCTAAAGTATTTAATGCTTGTGGCAAAGACGCATAAGGAATTTGCTCAACATTACCTGCATATTGTAAAGTTACTGTACCGTTGGTAAATGGTGCAGTTGGTGGATAAGTGTTTTGTGCGTACCCTTGATTACCCGGATATGGAGGTGGGCTTGTATCAAATACACCGCCAGAGACCACATAATAGGTATAAATATTCCAAAAAACATAAGTTCCAGTTGTTGCTGTAGCTCCTGCAACCCATTGAATAGGAGGGCTTGTAGAAGTTGGTACAGTAGGATTAGATGGTACTTGGGTTATTTGTAACGTGCGAGTACAGCCAGTATCTCTAGCTGTTCTTTCACGACCATCATTAATGTAATCAATTAACTCTTGTTGAGTATAGAAAACATTGTTGGCGTCATGCAATAGTCTCTGACATTCAGTAACGTAAGATTGGAGCGTTGCTTGCGCCATGTTTTATCCATAATTAAGCGGTTTTAAGGATTTTTCCCCCTGCCTTCTTNTCAGTCGGCAAGGGTACTTTTTCCACCACCGGGGGTAACGAATGGTTCTTTACAATGGGAGGTTCATTAGAAATTTCAAATTTTTCTAATTTCTTAACTCCCTTCTCAACATCATTGGCAGTCATAGACCAGCCAAGACGTGCTAAATAGGGCGCCTTGTCTTGAGATTCTGTTCCCAAAACATGGACGGCAAATTCTACCGGAACCTCAACTGTCTTTCCGGGTTCAAGAATAAAACGAACACCATTCCAACTATCTGCCAGAATGGTGTCGCTTTTATTTGTTACAAATACATTTGTCATTAGAATGAAACCACATCACCATAAACGCAAATAGTAACAGTGTTATTGTTACCGCTTGCTGCTGATACGTTGACATATAACGCTTGTGTTGTAAAACCAGTAATAGCTGTAGTGGTGCTATAAGGTGAAGCAATAGTTAAGTCTTGATACTTACCCGCTGCCGTCAAATTGCCCAAATTAGTAGTAGAAACAACAGCATTGGCGCCATCGTTAGTAGTGCTAATTGAGATATTTGCAGAAGCAACGNTTCCAGAAGGATTGTTTACAGTAACTCTGCGAACAATAACGCTACCAGAACCTAGTGCTGCGCCAGCATTAGTCAAGCCACCGTTTAAAATTGGAATGGTAATAACTGCATTACCAGCTGTATTTAAAGCAGTAGCTTGAATTACACCAATACGACCATTCCCGAAACTATCGAGGTAAAACTGTGATACTGAATCGGAATTAGCCATTTATTACTCCTTAACTGTTGTAAGTGCCGGTTACTGGTTGACCACCGTCAACTGTCAATGCTTGGAATGTGACGTTTGCACCAGCAGCATTAGCGAATACGCTTACGCCATCAGAGATAACAACACCGCCAGTATTAGCAGCATAAAGTGGGGAAACAGCAGTAATGACGTTAGCATTGCTTACGGCAGTAGCTACGTTAATAGTAACGTTAGCCGTGCCGGGGAACAAATATGTACCAGCAGGAATAACGTTTACAGTTAAGTTAGCAACTGAAGTAGTTGCAGTAATGTTAGCGAACTGAAAATACGCACCGGGCGTATTAGTGGTTGCGTTAGCAAGAAGGATTTTATTTAAACCGAGTGCCATGTTCTATGCTCCTTAAATGTTCAAAGAGTTATAGTTAGTCACTTTGCTCATTGACTTAGGCTTAGTTGAAACCAACTCAGCAATCATCAATACAGCGCCAACGTAACCAATCTGCCAATTAGGTAATGTGCTTTCAAATCCTGTAAACACAAACGAACCTTGGTCATGGATATACAGACTTAGGTAGTTAGAGTTGAGGAAGTAAACAGTACCTTCTGGGCAATAAGGGTCTGGATAGATAGGAACACCAGCGACCATCAAAGCACGGAAAGCTGCTTGAGGACCGTTTGCGTCACCATCAAATCCGTTACCCGGAGTGATAACGTATTGCTCTTGACCAACATAATCTTGTGCTAATAATGTCCAAGTACCAAATCCGCAAACACCAAAAGTAGGCACTTCAGCACCGTTTTTAACGGTACCAGAGATGTACTGAAGAATGTTTTGACGGGTTGGGTTGACGTTACCAGCGTTATAAACTTTTGATTTCCACCATGTGTAGTTGTTGCGGTTAATGTTACCGTATGTTGCGGTACCAGTACCATCATCTACAGCTGCTGGCAATCCAGTAAATTGCTGAGTGTTTGTGGTGTTGTTGTACAAAGAAGTTGCCATTGCATCCATCATCACGTTTGTAGCATCGTTCATACGAGCTTCAATCAATGGAATGATTGCATGGTCTTGTTGTACTGCACCTTCCATACCAAGAAACGGTACAGGAGCAATCATCAACTTAAGGTTAAATTCAGCGTTATATGCACCTTGTTGTACTGANGGCTGGTTAAAAGAACCAGAGTAATCAGACCACTGTGCATTAACAAATTGTGCGCCTTGTACAGGCACGGTTACTTGGGACACACCACCCGTAGCTTGTTGACTGTTAGCAATCAATGCTGCCATGAGGGGAGTGCTGTTATAAATCTGGACAACGAGTTTAGGTATAAACGCACGTCTTGTAACGTAAGTTAATTCGGTAAACTGCGAGGTACCAGCTGCTGGCAAAATACCGCCACCAATAGCCATAATGCTCTCCTATAAAAATCTATCAAATTGCCTTGAAATTATCGCAGCACCCACCCCCTAAAACTACATCAGAATCCGATTGGTTTATTCTTTCGAATTTCTGCTAATGCTTCAGCAGCGACATTTCGTGCCGTGCCTTTCGGGTCTTTGGCAAACTTGCCCAAGTCCCAATTCTGATTTTTAGCCACGTTTAAATTAAATGGGCTTGCAGTTGGAGCCTCAGATTGACGCATCCACTTCCAATATTCAGCTGCTGTTTCGTGATTAGGAATACCTTTTTCAAGCATAACCTTTTCAATNTCAGCTANCTGCTCATCGTTTTCTACTAAACCTTTTTTAAACAAAGTATTGCGTCTTTCTTTTAAATCGTCCAACGCATCTCTTTCCCGCATTTTGGCACGAATAGAATCATTTTCTTTCCGCATTGTTTCCATTGCAGAATTTGTATGGTCCTCGATTTCCAATTCAGGAATAGGAAGGTCTGGTTTGATTTTTTTAGTCAAACGCAAAAAATCTTTACGAGTAGATGGATTCTCAGCTAATGTACGAGACAAAGCTGCTAATTCATCACGGGCTTCAAAACTTAAATCTTCTAAAGATGACATGATTTACCCCCTCCTGTCGTTAAATTACTTTTTTGCCGTCACCGGGAGGAACGATTTTAAATGGGTCGTTTCCAGCGGTTTTACGAGCAGAGTCCAATCCACCAAAGCGTGAAAAACGTGGTGTATTGTAAATCTGTCCATTTTTTTGGTTGTCATCTAGCGGTCTGCGTGGAGCAGAGGCGCCTTTTGGTCTAAACAAATCCATGATTTATTCCTTTTACATTGGTTGAGGAGCCAGACCACCAGCGCCACCAGCAGGTGGAGGAGGGAGACCAGCGGGAGCTGCGGGTGCTGGAGCAGGAGGCATACCACCTCCCATCCCTGCCGGGGTTGCACCCATTCCTTGAGGCAAGGACTGTAACATCTGCAAAATCTCAGATTGTTGCAATTCGTTTGTTTTACCTTTACGTGGACCGATAACTCCAGTCAACGCACGGATAGCTTGCAATGCCTTTTGACCCATTTCAGACTCGCTACCCAAAGAAGGTAAAGCCTGTTCAATCAAATCCATAGCCATAGATAGATTAATCATTGCACCTTCTTGATTACCTAATTTTGGTTCTGGGGTAGACATTGGCGAAGCCATTGGAGGAGTCTGTGCATCAGACATTCCTGCATCTGGCGTAGGCGCAGGAGGAGCAGGAGGAGTAGCTCCTTTATTTTTGCCCATCAACTGCATTAACTTGTCAGGTGGCATTGCCATAAATTTTCCTATCAGTTTTCAACATAGATTAAACACAATCTACTAAATGTCAAGTGGGGGGTATTTTTTTGGTTCCCGCCCCCCTCAGGACGGATTCGGTCTCTCCGAATAATCTTAGAGGGTTTTAGCCCTCGTAGGATTATTTGCGAGCTTTACGACCTTTACGCTTAGTACGTGCCATTTGGAATCTCCTAATTAGCAGACGGTCACCTGTTTCAAAATAGGGAAGGCAGCCACACCCTTTTCTCCCGTGAAGGAAAACCGATTAACGTCTTGTTTTACGATGTTTTTTGTGGTCTTACGCATTTTCATCTCCTAGATTACTACCCCCGACCTATTTCTCTACCACTACGTTTGTTGCTACCCCGATTTCCATACGATGTTATACCTGTTTGACGATATTGCAAAGTAGTTGGACCTTGCATTTGTTTCAAACTTGCAGCCGACACTCTTGGTTGGTCTGCTCTTGGTGTTACATTACCTTTAGCTGCCATTTAAGCCACCTTTAGTTCTTTGGTTTTAGGTTCTTCTTTTTTAGAAGTTTCCGTCTTTTGGGTTTGTTGCTTTTCTTCCATTTTNTTCAAACGCTCTTTAAGCAATTGTTTCATTGGNACGTCTAGCAAATCAAGAGCTGATTCTTTATCAATGATGCCAGCTTTNAGCANATTGAAAGTAAGGTTCCGTTGGTCCTCCATAAAAATTGGAGAATTACTGTGGGCATCCACTTTAACGGTGTAATCTTTTGTAAATTGTTCTGCAATAAATGGAATTTGTTTTCCATCATCTTCAAATTTAAAGTGAGTTGGGTCATAGACTTGCATCATCTTGAGATACAGTGTCGCAACCTTTTCCAAACTATCTTCAATGACCAATGCTCTTTGTTTTGCACGACTTGAGCCGAGTCTTGCCAATTGGCTTGCATGACCAGTAGACCGAACACCTGCTTCTCCTTTACCTGCTAAAACGTTAGTAATACCAGATATTTCTTCAAACATAGCGTCAATTTGCTGTATTTCTGCAAACAAATCTGCTGGCATCTGGGGCGCCAATTTATCTACTTTAGCTCCCGGCATATCGGTAGATAGGAAAGAACCTGCACGGTTTAAAGCAAAATTCTTTTCATCCAAAATACCGTTAAAACCACTAATCATCATGGGCGGGTTAACTTGTTTGGATAGCAATTCTTGAATTTCAGAAAGGCGTTTGTTACGCATTTGTTGTAACAAAATCATTTGTTGAACTTCACTCTGTCCCCAATAGTAATCGTATTGTGGGTTAGGACAAACTTGAATAAACGGCAACTC